AATATTGTACTACTTTTAATTTAAATTCATCTGAATATTTACTCATAAAAAATACACCTCCAAACGTTAGATTTTGTCTAACATTTGGGGTGCACTTCACTTAATGTCTAGCCTTTTTCTATATTAATCTATTAACTGTATTTATTCCTACAATTCCATCAACATCTATGTCACAATTTGCTTGGAACTCTTTTACTTTTTTCTCGCTTTCGTCTCCATATCTGCCGTCTACTCCAAATTCGTTTAAGCTATATCCTTTTGCGATTAATCTTTCTTGAACCCATCTAGCAAATTCACTAACACTAAAGTTTCTTACCATATTGTTGTTTACTGCTTTTGTTGTTAATGGTCCTATTATTCCATCTACATCTAAACCACAATTGTAATCTTTATTTAATGCTCTTTGTAAAGATTTTACTATTTCTTCTTTTGAATTATTTGTAGGACTGACTTTGACACCTCTCATTTCGTCCATCGGGAAATTATTGCCCGGACATTCAGAGTTGTCTATATCTCTATGCCCTACTACTTTAGATATATTATACTTTTCTTTTAAATATGCAATTAATTCTTGCCCTGCTTTTAATTGAGGTTGTCCCATTTCTTCCTTTGAAAAGTTTCCTTCAAAACAAATACCTATTGAATTGTAGTTTGCTCCTACTGCATGTGCACCTACTGTATTCTCCGGACGTCCTCTATATATAGAACCATCTTTTCTAACATAAAAATGATACCCAATTCCTGCCCAACCTTTTGTATTTTTATGATAATTATGTATTACTTCTACACTTTGTAAAACAGTTACTCCACTATGGTGGCATACAATTTGTTCTGTTGTATTTCTTATATCCATTGCACCAAACTTAAAATTATTTTCTATTATCTCCATTATTTTCCCTCCTTGTTTATAGTTTTAACAGCTTTTTGTCCTAATAGATATGTAGATATAACTCCGTTTATTACTGCTATAACCCCTGTTATCTGCGCGCAATATGGTATTGTTATACCTTCAACTGCATTGATACCTAAAAGCAATGCACTTATTATTGTTAATGCGTTTAATACATACTTAGATATTTTTTTTACCTTTTCCATTTATCTTTCCCTCCTTTCATTTTCTAAAATTGATATTCTTGTTTCATGATTATTAAGCTGATTATGTATCTTATTTCTATCTTCTTGGCCTTTATGCATTTGGTCCGATAGAACCTGAATTGTAACATTTAATTTTGTTATTGTATTGTTCAGTTTAACAATCACTGTAAAAATCGGAATCATCGTTGTTATAAAACCCATAATTAGCATTATTGTGTTATCTTGCATCTTCTCACCTCCTACTCTATTACTTCAACTTGTAGGAAAGTGCTTTGTGAGTATTTTCTTAGCTTGACACTTGTTCCTGATGGTTCAATATATACGTGAACTGATACTGTGTCTCCTGCTTTAGCAGGGAATATCATTCCTGGTGCATTATATGTTAGAAAATCCGATGAAGTTCTGATTCCATAATTTGTATAAACTTGACTATTCGTTATATAAACTGCTAATCCCATTATTCTTAAAGAACTTGGAATATATGACATCATAACTTGAGCAGATATTCTAATATAATTTACACCCGAACCAATAACGATTTTTCCATTGCTAAGACTTAACTTGTCTCCAAATTTAAGGTATTGTTCTCCTAGAGGCACTAATACAGCATCGTAGTCTTGAGCAGATGTTATCGTTATATTATCAGTAGCAAGAATAGCTTTTAGAATATGTTTTTGTTTATCCTGCTTACTATTTATCCACTTTATAACGTCCTTGTTGTCTAGTTGTAATGGTCCTCCTAATTTTTCATTATAAATTCCCCCAACACAAATTCCTTTATTCTTTAGTGCTGAAAGTAGCACTTTTCCACTATTAAGAGATACTGGTTCTGTGTCTGAACTCAATTCATCTTTAACTTGAACTTCTATGTCATACTCTGTACCTAAAGTGAAGGTTTGTCCTGTAATTTCTTTTGAGTCACAGCTAAATGTGCCGTTTTCGGTGTTTATTGCAACCAATTGCTTTATTTCAACCCAACTTCCAAATTCGGTCTCTGTCTTGCTCTTTTTTCGAAATTGAATGCTTTTGACTGTATTTGTTTTGGCTCCAAAATTAATATTTGCATATTTGCCAGATAAACTTATTAAGACTGTTTCCCCTACACCTTCTTTTCTTTCAATCTTAACACTTTGTAAAACAGTTTCAGAATATTCAACAATATCTAATGCTTTTGTTTTGTCTTTTTGGTTTCCTCTGCTATCAACAGCGAAAACTGTTACCGTATTATCGTCCATATTATTTATAGTTTTTGAAATTTCTGATGTTGAATAATCTAATTTTTCGATTTTGTTGCCAACCACAATATTGTAATATTTAGGTATAGCACTGTTCTTTGTAGTCATCTTATTTGCACTTGTTATTGTTACCTTTAAATTGCTATACTTTCGTATGTACTTTTGATTACTTCCCGGTAAACTTCCAGTTAAAGTTTTAGTTATTGGATTAGTATCTTCGCAATCAAAATTATTAAATACTGGGTCGCTATTTACTACATAGCCTGTAAAATTAACTGTACTTGTTCCTATTCTAGTACCACCACTATAAGTTGTAAGTTCCACTGTACCATTAGCCTGATTTTGATTTGGAATTTTAGCAAATAATTCATTTGTATTCCAACTATATGAAGCATCTATCCCTGTTTGTGTTCTAACTGTTTGTCCATTGAATTTGATAATTGCTGTATGCGTGAAACTAGCACTTTTGCGGTTAGTATATATTGTTACAGTTTCGCCAATGTTGAAATTCTTTTTACTTAAACTTACTTCGGAAGTTCTAGGAATTGTCGTTAATTTTTTGGATGTTGACCCAGTTATTGTTCCTGCTGATATACCTGTTTGAAACGAGAAACTAGCATAAACGGTTTTCTCTCCTTGATTATTGTGTGTTACATCTAATGTTTTCTCAAAAATTGTTGTAGTTGAATTTTGAGGTATATTATGACTAAAATCGTATGTTGTTCCGTCTATTGTGCAAGTTCCTGGTTTAGAATATCCATTATACGAGCCTCCTGTCGTTGTTACTTGTACTCTAACAGTTATATTACTTTTATTGTTTGCTATATTCTGTGAGTTTTGTGTTATTGATATATTACTTGATACTGCCATATGCTCTCCTTTCTAATAAAGTAACAGCATATTCTTTGAATTAATTTGTTGAGTTTTCAAGAAATAATTTCTTACTTCTATACTATCTGTTGCTTGTATTTTGTAGAAATATGCTAAGTCTTTATTAATTTGAAATATATTTATTCCTTTATATGTCGCCAGGATTTCGTCCTCATCTATAAACATAGTATTTTGATTCGCTTGAATCCAAAATCCTTTTTCGTCCATTTTATAGTTTTTGCCATAAACTTCACCCGGAAATTGAGTCCATTGAGTACACATAGTGTTATATTCAAGCTTTAAATCAGCAATTTCTACGAATCCCTTTATTGGTACTATATAATCAAATAGTTCAACACCTAAACTAGCACCAGTTGGCAATAAACTACTTGGAATATCAAGTGTCTCCCACTCTACAAAAGTAGTATTATTATATTTTGCTCTCTTAACTAGATTTGTTGTTTTATTATTCCAATATAGCCCTTTGTAAGGTGTAGGCTCTGTATTTCCTGTATAAACTGCGAATGCAGGATAAAATGTTAATGCCACATAGCAACTCTTGATTTCTGCTGTATCGTATATTATTGGTGTTTGATAGTAGAACCCATAGAAATATCTATAAGTCCAAACTTCTCTTGAACTCTCATTATACAATGACATTTTTGTATCTAATATTTCCCACGCTGATGTTTGAGAGTTATATTTTTTAGGTAAGTATATCGTTGTATCTAACCAATTCTTGGTTGTATCTGTAGGTGCTGTATTACTTACAACTACAGGTATAAAATCTGATTTTTTAGGTATTTCTATTATTTGCTCTATTTTAGTTAAATCTTTTAAATCATCTGGTGTCAGTATAATACCAGGCTCATACAATGAGTAAGGTTTTTCTACTTCTGTAAAATCTGCCTCATTAAGGAACATTAGTCCTACGCAGACATTTCCTTGCACTATACTGTTTTTTATGAAGTGTGATATTGCCATTTTGTTTTCATTTTGATTCAATGTAATAGGTTCTGTGATATTGAATATATGTGATACTGTATAGTCTTGTCTTCCATCAAGCTTAATAACTCGTCCACTCAGTGTATTTTCATTAGCATTTTTGCCGTTCGCCCAATATTCGTTAGAAGTTGTATAAGCGAAGTAGTTTTGAGCACTTAACAATGATTTTCTTGACAGTTCTGATACTTGCCAACCACTGTTGTACACATACATTTGATTTTCTATGTAACTTCCACTATTGGCAGTACAATACCAGTATGCTCCTTCAGTAGGATTGTCAGGTGGTGTATCTGACTCTTGATATGGATATTTAGCGTGCGCTAGCCAGAAATTATTATCATTAATCATTGCACTATTTCTAATTAAATTGTTTCCACCGGTTCTTTTAGTTGCAAATTCTAAACTTTGATTGGCTAGCTCCAATGTTGCAAGCTTTTCTTGTGTTTGTTCGTTTATTGCTTTGACTGACTCTTTGATCGAGTCTGCTGTTTGACTTATTTGTGAGTCTGTTTCACTTTTTGTGTAGTGATTTTCTTTTACGTTTCGTTTGGTTTCGTATGTGTCGCTTAACCCATTATCTCTAACATATGTGATTTTCGCATTTGCTGTACTTGTTATATTATTAATACCTCTAAATAATGTAAAATGTCTTAATTTCTCCCACGCTTCTTTTTGGTCTTCTGTATAAGGTACTATTTCTTCTTCGGCTAGCTCGTATTCTACTCTGATAGGGTTGTTTGATAGCCAAGTTTTTAACTCTGCAACCGTGCTTGCTCTGCTAGTATTGATTCTTAATCTTATAAGATTATCTATAATACTTTGAATGCCTTCTTCATCAGTATTCCAAACGTTTCGATTAATAAATTTATCACAAATTAATGTGCTCGCCTTTTTCATATCACTTTTAGGTATACAGAAATATGAGGTGTTTGTACCAGTTTGGTTTGCTAGCGTATACCAACCTGTTTCTGTCCCATCCAGCACAACTTGTTTCCTACTATGATGTACTCCGTCATCTGCCAAATAAGAGCCTTCCATTAGTTTTTGTCCTTCTGATAAAGGGAAGTATTCTGTTTGTTGTTGGTGGGGTTCGTAGTCTGTTACGACCATGCCTTTTTCTATCATTATCTTCGTAGTAAAGTTGCTATATGTTCCAGCTTTAACAACTAGTCGCATTGGAACATTTTGTTCTTCTGTTAATGTAAAAGTTGCTTTGTTTCTTATAGCCGTTGCTATTGAACCATTCGCACCTAAATATATATAACTATTGTTTGGTAAACTATTAGTCAAACTAATAGTATAATTTCCTTCACTTAAATATCTTGAGCCTAAATTAACAGATGTATTTGAAGAATATGTGCCATTTATTGTTATTTCATTTCCTGCATATAGATTCTTTCCTACATCTTTTATCTCTAGAGAATTATATGGTACGTAACCTGTTGCTACTGTGCCTTCTTCTAACTGAAAGGCTGTTACAGAACCTTGAGGACAATCTATTCTTAAACGTACATATCCTGTTTCATTCCATTTTGCAAAGTTATTTATTTGTATTTCAGTATCATATCCTAAAAAGTTTTTGTCTTTATCATAATATACAATATATTTAGAACCTGATGTTCCAAGATAACTAAAAATGTATTGTTTTGTATTATCAACGTCAATATAATCTGTTCCATATCCGTTTACATTTGTTATAGTTGCTCCTGTTGATATACTTGGCATCTGTTTCCAATTTATTTCTTTAACTTTGTTCTTCCCCTCCAAATTCTCTATTTTGCTTAGATTATCTGGGCTAGGGCTTGCTCCCTGTTGGCTCTCGCCCTCTAGCATTATATCTATTAATGGTTCCGCAGATGCATCATCTATATATATGTTCTTTCCTTCTGCTGTACCTTCTATTTTGGTTATGCTCTCTACTGATTGCTCTACTGATGATACTTTACTGGTTATTTTTCCTTGTTCTAATTCAATTTTGGTTATTGACGAACTCGTTTCAGTTATAAAGTTAGCCAAACCCTCTATTCTTGCTACAGCCATTGTCCCTGTTGTAATAAATTTAGCATTTATTTGCCCATCCATTGTAATAGCTGTTTCGAAAGGTCCTTCATATCCTTTTGAACTAAATCCTATACCTCCTAATCCAAACCTCCAGACATTTTTAGCCTGTTCTTTCGGAAGTTTATCTAGTATTAAAATTTCATTATCATCTATATAAACATATCCATTTTTATTTAGAGAATTAATCAAATTTGTTTGTTTTTTTATAGTTATCTCTTGTTTTGATACTGTTTGTTTAATTGTTTCAATAGTATTTTTTATATTGTTAAATTTTGTTTTGACATCTCTTGTGTAATTTCCAAAAGTCAATGACTTCACTTTTTCAGAAATCAAATCATATTCATACTCTAAAACCTCTGTAAAAATATTTACAAAAGGATGTAAAACTTTTATTGTGTCCCCAATTTCTAAATCATTATTTACATTTGAATTTACTGTATAACTAACTTTAGGAACACAATTTTCTTCTAAATATTTGCTTGCATTGTTTCTTAACTCTACTAATAGATTAGTTTCTGTTTGTTCCTCTGCTTCTAAATCTGTTTGAAAATCTACTATTTTTGTATACGATATTTCGTATTGTGTTTCGCTTTCTAAATATATTTCAGGCAATAAAAGTCCATCATATCCAACTGGTAAAATTTTTGTGCATACATTAGACCAGTCCTCAAAGATCTCGAATCCCTGCATATTTTTACCGTAAACAATAGTTTCGCCATTATCTTTTCCTATGCTTTGTTTAAAACTAATATCCCAGTTGTCTGCTTCAAATACTCCTCCCCATCGTTCTTCAAATACTTGCCAAGATTCTAATAAAGTCTTTCTTATGAAATATGCTGTATTTACGTTTTCAACATTTGAGTCAATAGAAAAAGGACTGGTTTTATCAGTCCTTTCATTAACATATTTTAACCCATTCTGGCCATTTAAATTAGTTGGTCTTACATCTAAAAGTACATATCTTCTACTATCAAACATTACATGTTCAGCTGTGAATTTTATTTTTCTATTCGTATATGTTATGCTATCATTTATTCTAAATGCTTGTGGTTTTAATTTAGATTTTGTTTTTACTACACATAGCTTATCGGCTTTTATATACTCTTTATATTTAATTGGGATTTCTACTTCAATATACCATCCATTTAAAGACTTTTTCTTAATTTCATGACAATATAAAGGATTAATAATAATGTTTCCTGCTGTTTTGAAATCTGTATCAGTTGCATTAAATATTTTAATCATAGCCATCTGTCCTTTCTTTTTATTTTGACAGTAGCTGAGCCACTATGTATTACGATTGCATTGTTTCCTACTTCTAATTTTGGGTATTTGTATCCTATTTCAAGATTTCTGCTTCTATTAAGGCCTTCATATACAACTGTTTTTTCTTCACAATCTATTTCTATATAAGTATCATTTTCGCTAAACGTATATTTAAACCTAACACCACCTAAAGTTAATTCAATACTATCACTTGAACCTTTTTCAATTCTTATTATAGGTCTGCTTGTTTTATTTCCTTCGTTTTGAACATTATTTGTAACTACTATATAATTATCATCAGCTTTCTCCCAAAATGGAGCTCTGATAAAATTAGTATCAATAATTTTGATTCCTGCTGTCCTTTTTGGTTCTAATTCCGCATAAAATCTTGCTTTCGTTTTTCTTCCTTTATATTCTAACTCTCCCTCACCATCTAGCCACGCAAGGATATCATCAAGTTTGTTAGGATTCAAACATTGCACATAAATAGGTCTTTCAATATAAGAATAACCTAATTCATCAAAAATAGCACCATCTCTTCCTTCTATTTCTGTAACTTCATATTTCTGTGAAGCTTTAGCTAAGAAATGTTCTTCTTCTTCAATTACAACTTGCATATCTTCATTTGATATTCCTTTAAATTTAAACATTATAGCACCTCATATAATTCATTTTTTACTATTCTTGCAAAGCCATCTTCATCTAACGTTAATTTACATTTATTTAGCGCACTTAGAAACGCACTTGCCATTTTTCCATAATCTATTTCTTGATTTGTTATTGAGTTTTTTGATAAGTTTTTTCTTTTTCCATTCTCTTCCGCTTGAGTATAAGCTTCATTTTCCTCTTTTGTTAAAACTCTTTCTCCTTTATGTAATCTAGCCACATAATTATCTTTTGGAACATAATCTAATCCTAATTTATGTCCTGGCAATTTAGACATTGTTCCGTTAACACTTGCTTTTACAGTGAGAAGCCCTGATAATTTTGATGCTATTCCCCTTGCAGTACTCCATAAGCTATCCTTCCAGCTTTTGTTATTTAATCCACTGTTTAAACCACTGAGAATATTTTTCCCTTGTTCTTCTGATAAGTTTCCTTTTTTTATTCCTTCCATTACTTTGTCTACATCTTTAATCCCCGCTTGTTCTAGTAGTTCTCTTAATTCACTATCAGACAAACCAGATAGAAAGCTGTTTAAATTTTTAATAGCTTCACTTTTAAATTCTGCATTTTGTTCTATTTCATCTAAGACAGAGTTCATCATATTTTCGATTTCTTTTACCAATTCTGGTGTTCTTTCTGCAGTAACACCCGTCATTTCTTGAATTTTTTTACTTAATTCTGGTGGCATTTTTGAAACTCTCTCGTAATACGTAGCATACGAACTTGTTGCCAATTCTTTCCAAGCATTTATGACGTCTGGACTATTTTCATTAATAGTAGATGTTTGTGCAGTTAATTCGTCCAATAATGTTTGTAGTCTTTGATTTGAGCTTTGGATGGCATTAGCATTAGCCTTTGCAGAGATTTCATTTTTATTGTTTAAATCTTCTTGATATATTTTTTTCAATTCTTCTATATTATAAATTTCTTGTTGAATACCTTCTTGTATTTGCGCTTCTCTTGACAATTTTTCTCTTCCATAATTGCTTATTCTTTCATCTGTCATTTTTTTTATTTTATCAGTATTATTGCTTTGCATTATCGCATAATCATTTTCATATTTAGCAATATCTGTTAAATAATCATTATATATGGTCTGATAACTTTCAAAAGTTTTTTTATATCCATCTACCCACTTTGACATATAATCTTTTGCGTGTTCTGCAGATTTTTTTGCTGTATATCCTGCATCTATATATTCCTGTTGAAGATCATTAAAGTACTGTTCATAAGTTTTTCCTTTTAACGCCTTATTATATTCATTTTGAGCATTTATCATGTCTTTATATGCATTGGTTTTATTTTGAATTGCCGTTGAGTACTTCGATTCTTCATTTTCTAAAACAATTTGAGCTTTCTTTTTTAATATTAATAAATCAATTTCTTCTTTTAATGTTTTATATTGATTTATAACATCTCCTGTTAAAGTATATTCTGTTCCTAATGCTTTGTTTAGTTCATTTAAAATTACCGATACTCTATCCTTATATCCTTCTTTTACTTTTCCATTTTCATCTACTAAATTACTTAGCTCATTTCTTAAATCTTCAGTATTTTTAATTTCAGCAAGGCTACTAGACGCTGTTTTATCCAATTCTTCCCTATATTCTTCATGCGTTTTTTTTACCTTTTCCATTTCTTCTATATTTCTTTGCAATTCTTCTGGTATTTTTTCAGCCTCACTTCTTAGCCATATATATGCACCTGCTAAAGCACCTATTGACGTTATTGCAATTCCTACTGGGCTCGATAACCCTTGAATTATTTTTGCCAATCCATTAACCGCTGTATCTGTTGTTGTCACACTTCCTCGCATTACTCCTATTGCTTGAGTAAAAGTTCCTATTCCTTTTACTGTTCCACCTATTGCCGATGTTACTTTTCCAATTATCGTAACTAACGGTCCTATTGCTGCAACAATAAGTCCTATTTTTACTATCATATTCACTTGCTTATCTGACAATGTACTAAACCTATCAATCCATTTTCCAAGTCCTTCTATTACTTTTTCAATGCTTGGCATTAGCTTGTTTCCGAGAGTAATAGCCATATCTTTTAATTTATTGATTGCTATTTTTATTTTGCTTTTTAGAGTATCATATCTTTTATTTGCTTCATTTGTTAATGCTGTATTATTCTTCCATGCCTGTGTTCCTGTATTTATTGCATCATTAAACAGTGTCCCAGCATTTGCTGCACGCAACAAAGAATCTCTTAATCTAACTTCAGTTAGCCCCATTTCAGAAAGCATTGTAATTGCGCTTTCGCCTTTGTTTTTAGCATCTCCTAAGCCTTTAATAAACTCTGACAATGCACCTGCAGCATCTTCTTTCCATGCTTTTTTAAATTGCTCCGTTGTCATTCCTGAAACTTTTGCAAAGTCTTCAAGATTTGTTCCTGCTGTTATCAATTGTTTTAATTCTGTACTTGTCATCCCAATACTTTGTGACAATTCTTTAAAGCCCATCGAATCATTTGCAGACATCAATTCTAATTCTCTTAATGTCATTCCTGTCTTTTTTAGTACTGTGTCTAACTTTTTGCCACCTTGTTCAACAGCGTTTTGCATTTTTACCATTGCCTTAGAAATTGCTGAACCACCCATTTCTGCTTCTATTCCAACTGAACTCAATGCTGTTGCCAATCCTAAAATTTCCGCTTCTGAAAAACCAACTTGTTTTCCTGCACCTGCTAGCCTCATTGCCATACTTACAATATCCGCTTCTGTTGTTGCATATTTGTTGCCTAAATCAACAATTGTTGATCCTAATTTATCAAAGTCTTTTTGTGACATTTGAGTTATATTTGCGAATTTTGCAAGCTGTGAAGCAGCCTCATCAGCAGTAAGATTTGTGGAATTTCCTAGATCTATCATTGCTTTTGAAAAATCTAATATGTTTTCTGTCTTTATTCCTAACTGTCCTGCCGCTTCTGCTACTGCTGATATCTCTGTTGTAGAAGAAGGTATTTCTTTTGCCATGTCCCTAATGCCCTGTTTTAACTCTTCCATCTGTTCTTTCGTTCCATCAACTGTCTTTTCTACTCCTGCAAAAGCATCTTCAAAATCTATTGCACTCTTAGCACTTAAAGTTAAGGCTGATATACTTGCAGCAGAAAACGCAGACAACTTCTTGCCTGCGTTTTCTATTTTCTTTCCTGATTTTTCAACTTTTTCTCCCCATTCTTCAAGTTTTTTACCTGTATTTGTAAGTTGTGTTTGAACATCTTTTAATTTACTCTCATAATTTTTTAGTTTAATTTCTGCATTAGTTAATTCATTTTGTTTCTTTTTTATAGCTGTTGTATTTTTATTTTCTGCATTTTCTAAATCAGCTAATTGCATTTTTAAAACATTTACTTTATCTGACTGAATCTCATAAGCATTTGTTAAATATTCTTGTTGTGCTTTTAATTTCTCTGTTGATTTAGTAGAATTATCCCATTGTGATTGTGTTAGCTTAAATTGATTATAATTCTTGTTCATTTCTATATTTATATCTTGAAGAGTTTTCTTAAAATCTTTTGCTCCTTCTTCTGTAAATATAAGCCCTACTCTTTTTAAATCATTACTTCCCACTTTTTTTCACCTCTTTTTAAGCATAATAAAAGCACCAGAGTAAATCTGATGCTAAATAAAAAAATACCTGCATTTGCAAATGTTTTTTATTAATATATTTTATTATTTCCAATTTGTAGTGATATCAAATCATATTCTTCATATGTTTCATCTACAAATTCTATAATCATCCAGAACTTTTCGCCATTTACCTTTCCTTCTATTTTATATCTTAATCCTGTTTTTATAAATTCGTAATCTCCTTTATAACTTGAATAGTCTGGTTTATATAAATTATCTTCTAAGACCATTTGAGCATAAGTCATTAATTCTATTTCGTCTGGTTCTTTACTTGCATTATTTTCTTTACTATTAGAGCCAAATATGCAAAAGTATAATACAATGCAAATTATAATAAATGCAATAAATCCTATTATCTTGTATTTAGATTCTATATTATTATTATTCATCCTTGTTCATCTCCTAGTGGCAAACTTTACAAGCTGTTCAACCTTCTGCAAAAGCTTACTTCATTATTGTTTGATACTCATTGTTTTTTAATATTCTACTTGTTGTCTAATTTACCATTTATACTATCTAGCAAATCGATTATATCTGAAAAGCCTTTTATAAATGCAAACAGTACAATTCCACTAAATAAAAATGTAAATCCTGTAATTATCTTTTCATTGCTCCAATTCACAAAAGCAATTATTATACAACAAATTAATTGAAAAGCATTTATAAATCTTAAAGCAACTGTTTTATAGCCACTTTCGTAGTTCTCTTTTTTTATGTTTTTTTCTTTTTGATAAATTTTAAAATCCAATCCACAGTATGGACATTTTTCGTCTAGTTCACTCACTTTTTTATTACATTTTGGGCATTCCATAATATCACCTTCCTTATTACATTTTACCTTTTGTAGCAAAATATTACAAGAAAAATGTGTCGCAATTTTCGACATTTTTCTACAAACGATGTTTAGAATTATTTATATTACTTGTTTTAGAAACTTCTGGTGTGTTTTTTATCACAAAATCAACTATTGGCTCTACATCTTCTAATTTCACAAGTCTCACCGCTTGTCTATATGTTAATGGTTCATCATAATTAGATGCTATAATTGAATATAAAATATGATTTGTCGCATACATTGATTTTGTATAACCATTTTTATCTTTATTACCTTGTGCATCTTTTTTTAATTGTTCAATTCCACCTTCATAATCTTCGATATATTCTAATAAAAGTGGTGTTACTTCTAAAGTTAGGTTTTCTCCATTTTTTAATTCTATTTCCATATTTTTCTCCTATATTCTTATATTAAATAATTTTAGAAAAGGCTCTAAATCAATTTTAGAGCCTTGTTTTTTTTAAGTTCCTGGTGTAATTGCTGCAGCTAATCCTGCATCGTCTAAGATTGGCTTTGCAAAGAATAGTTCTTCTGTTAATCCTTCTGGGAATTTTGACATTTCATTGTTTACATATGTTTTTTTATCTCCTAAGTCATTATATGCATAAGCTTTTATAGTTACTGTATCATTTTGCTCTGAAAAGCTCTCTTCTTTTGTTGCGATATCATCTGTATTTTCTACTAATTGGCATTTAGGGTACCAAGCTAATTCAAATTTTCCTTCTAGTTTTTTTACAACTTTTCCAAATGCAAAGAAAGGTCTTGTGGCTGTTCTTCCAGAACGGTTTAATCCTGCTGTACCTATAACATCTCCTCTCATTTTTGCTAAATCTTCTGGGTCAAAAGCAACTACTTCTACTGCCATCTCTATACTTTCGTTTTGATTTACTGTTGTATAGTCTTGTCCTGAAGCTCTAACCACAGCTACCTCAGAGTTTTCTGTAGTTCCTATATTTTTTACTACATTACTTTTTGTGACATTTGCTTCATATGTTGTTGTGAAATTGCCAGAATCATCTGGTGTATTGAATGCATAGTATAATGCACCTACTGTTTCTTTTACCATAGGCTTTTTTGTATTAATTGCCATTTTAAAATCCTCCTTTAATAAAAAATTACCAAGCTTTTATTCCTAACTTGGTAAGCATTTTTTTATAATACTTTTCTTTGTTTCTATCCCATACTGGGAATAGATGTTCTTGAGCATTCATTTTTACACTTCCATGCTCAAGTATTGGGCCATAATATTTGCCCCATCCTGCCTCTACTTCTTTGTTTTTCTTTTTATATGCAAAGCACTTAATTAAGTGTGTGTAGCCTGATTTTCTAATTTTTGAAATTGGTTTAGGAAGTTTTAACAAATCACCAACAAATTCTTTAGCACCTGTCTCTAATACATCTACTGCATTGTCTGCACCATCTATATATTTTTTCAAAATTTCAGACATTGCCTCAAATCCACTATATCCGTAAACTTCATTAGACATTTTCTAATACCTCTAGTGAGAAAAATGAATGCCAACGCCTTGTTTCTGGATCATATTCGTGTTGTATCGCAGGAAATAGCTCTATATCATTCAATAAATGTTTTAGTTTCAAAAGTTTCGTATGTCTTGGTCTGTCAGCTATTATAGAAATCTGATAAGTAACTACAGTGTTATAATCTTTTCCACTTGCCGTTTGGTCTTCCCAATAATAATCCCAAAAACAAACTCTAACTTCGTCTTCCATAATTTCATCGGTCGGCGTTCCTTCTTTTATAGGTATCTTTAATTTTTCTAGTAATTCAACTAATTCTTTTTTTGTCATAAATCTTCCTCCAATTTTACTCTTGGATATTCCTCAAGTGTTAAATCTGTCTGCTTAAATCCATCATTATTAGTAAAGTGATAAGCATTAAAAACTTTGTGATATTCATTGCCTATTTTTACAACATTTAAAGAGGTTATTCCTTTCATTTGAGGTATTCTAATTTTCAAAGAGAGCTTTCTTTTTCTTTCTTCGCTTTCAAAACGAAGTTTGTCTGATATTGATAATTCTTCAAACCATACTTCCTTTTTCATATTTTTTAAATATTCAACAGGATAAGTATTTTGGGTTTGTTTTATAGCAAAGAGCTTAAGTTTTCCATCATTATATGTCGGAAGGCTTGTAATATTTTGCTTGTAAGTCAGCATAATCTCCTGCGTATAACTGTTTAAATTCAGCAATTCTGCCAAATCTTCTATACATTGCATAATTCTTTAACAAGCCTCTTGCTGTTAAGTCTGCATCATAATCAATTTTAGCTCCAGATTTGCTATTAATATCAAATTCAGCTTCTTTTATTAGCTTTTCTATAACCTCATCTTCTTCATTTGGCGAAACATGTTGCTCTGATCTAATTTCCTTAATTAATTTTTCAATCTGTGTATTGTTCATTATACACCTCTCTATTCTTCTATTTTGGGGCAGATTCCTCTTCAATTTCTTCAATTAGAATTTTGCCTATTTTATTTTTCTTAGTTGTCAATTCTTTAATTCTTTTTTGAGGTATGTCTTCAAGTTTAATATCTTCTCTAGGATAAATGTCATTCACCTCATAAATATGGTCATTGTCTTTTAGATCTTTAAATTTCTCAATTACTTTGTAAGCCATTTTTTAATTCCTCCTATTTATATTCAGGAGCTTATATCTAAGCTCCTGGTGTTTCAGTATTTGTTGTTACTGTTCCCTTTACACTTGTTTCTACAGTTCCAATAACTTTTACAGGAGCAACATATTCCTCTAATTTTGTTACATCAAAAACGAAAGCTGTGTTATCATCTGTTGCCCTACCATTTGCATATCCTTTTCCTATAACAACATCAGCATCATCTAGTGCTTTTACTTCTTCATAATTTTTTATTCCAAAATTTGATAATCCCATTGTATATTTTTTAGGAATTACTAAAGCTGCTTTTCCTTCTGGATTATTAGCAGAGCTTTTAACAACAAGGTTTTTGTATGAGCTTATCATTCTTCCTTCAGCATCATATATTGCAGGTGCAACATAATCTGCTTCATCATTTGGATGGCAAATTAAAACTAATTTATCAAATGTCCTTTTACCATTTCTTGATAAGTATTTTTTTGCAGCTGCTAGTCCCTTTGGAGTAAAGTTAGTTAATGTTGTATTAACTGTTTTATCTTTTTGTGTTTTATCTGAATTTGTTGCAGAAATTTGTTTATAAATTCCTATAGGTTGTTTAACCCCATTTCCTTGTAAATATCCATATTCTAATCCATCATTTAAAGCTTCTTTTAGTATAGCTGTAAAATATTTATCTACAAATGGCAACGATAAGTCGCTGATTCCTTTTGGTATTACTAAATAAACTGAAAGTTTATTTACATCCATATTTAATGTTTCAAACTCTGCACTTAATTCTCCAGTAATGCTGTCAGTTAATGCACCCCATGCATAAGTACCACTTTTTTCTGCTACGATCCATTTTTTAACGTCTGCTGGAGTAAAGTTTACGTCTGATAGTATTCCGCTATCTTTTTTAACGTCTTCCATTGTCACATCAATAATTGAAGTTGGAAGTATATCAATTTGATTAGCTGTTATTGCTTGTTTTACATCTTTTAAAGCTGTATAAAAATCTTTTTCTTCTTTTGATAATTTTCTTAAGCCTAATGTTTTTGCATAATTAGCATCACTTTCTGCTTTGTTTGCTTGTTCTTGAATTTCTGATATTAAATCTTCATGTTGAACTGACACAATTTTGTCCATAGCTTCAATAACTGCTTGTGATTTGTCCTCTGTTTCTTGAAGAATTTTTAAAGCATCTTCTCTAGCTTGTTTCATTTTTGTTTCATTAATTTTCATAATTTTTTACCTACCTTTTTTTAATTTTTTGTATTAAAAAAAGATGCCCATGCATCTTCTTTAATCGGTTTTTCTTGATGTGTATCTAATAGCTCTTTAGTTTTTTCGCCTTCTTTAGTTAGGCTTTGAACTATGCTATTAACAACATTTTCTGATATTTCTTTTATTGTTTCTTCATTAAGTTCAACTTTTTGTTTTTTATCTTGTTTCTTTATTTTATTAACAAGATTGAATATAGCTTTATTAGCATATTGATTAATGGTATTATCTTCTTCTGTTTCTATTAATTCATCTGCAAATCCCTTATCTAAACATTCTTGGGCTGTCAAATAAGTTTCATCAGACAATAATTTTTCTAGTTCTTCTTCTGTAATTTTAATTTTAGACAAATATGCTGCTTTATAAGCCTCTTTAACTTTGTCCATATCATCTGCAATTTTTCTTAATTCCTCTGCATTTCCTAGAACACAAGTCCAGCAATTATGTATCATCATTAATGATGTTTTTGGCATATATACTTTATTTCCAGCCATAGCAATAATAGATGCTGATGAAGCAGCAATTCCATCTATATATACATTAATTTGTGATTTTAAGCTCTTTAATAAATTATAAATTGCTAAAGCTTGAAATGTTTCCCCTCCACAAGAATTTATATGAACATTTAATTCTGAGATTTCTCCCAGTTCCTCAAGTTCTTTTTTAAAGCCCCAAGCCGAAACATCATTTTCAAACCATTCATAAGATGTTATATCTCCATAAATATAAACATTTGCACTATTCTCGCTTTCTTTTTCAAAACTGTAAAATTTATTCTTCACTTCTTGCACCTCCCTTCACATTTTCATAATTTTTTGTAAGGGCGTGTTCATTTGCCCAATCCTCATCTATATAAGGTAATCTTAAAAACTTATTTATTTCATTTCTGCTAAATTTATTTGCTGTCAATTTGTCAATGCCAGTTCCGCAATCTAAAACATCTCTATGAGAAATTGTGCTTCTGTCAAATTTTACATATTCACCTTTTAAATAACTTTGTTTTCCTACAAGAGATATATTGAAACCGTCTTCTATTAGTTCATAATACAAATCCACTGCAAAAGTTATAAAATTATTCAAGCCATTTGATTTGTCTGTAAAATCGCCAAAAAAAACATCAAATGGGATTTTCCATTTTTGAGCTACTGTTTTGCTTATTCTCAAGAATGTATTTTCAAAATCCGTTAGATTTTTTTCCTTGTTTTGATTCAAATTTGTTAAATCGAACATTTCAGATAGCAATATAACTGCATCATCTTCTTTAAATAACCCATCTGTTATTCTTTCTTTATAATCTTTCAAATCTAATTGTTGTCCAGTTGCTGCATCCATTAACATTGGTTGTCCACCAGGCTTTTTCAATTTCCATTTTCCTGTATTTGCTTTTATAAAGCTACCTTGTGCTGCTTTCAGTATTTTTCCTGTATTTCGTTTAAAATTTTCACCTGCTGTTCTTAGCAAATTATTGTTTAGACAAAAGTAAATAGTGTTATCTGTTGTGTATTTCTTTGTAGCACTTATAGAATTTCCTTCTGCATCTGATATCATTATATCTGTAAATACTTTTTCCTTTAGAACCTTATCGCTAATATTAAATCTATCTGCAACATATAAATACTCGTTGTTAGAGCCATTTATTAAAACAAGTGCTGAACTATCAACTAACAATTTACAAACTAATTTATATAAAAAACTTGTTCCATTTTCATTAAAATTAGGCTGTATATTTAAGGTCCAATACAAATTTCCTCTACTTTCTTCAATTTTATTTTTTTGCATTTCAAAAGTTTGTATCTCTGTTTTAGCAATAGTGCTTGCTATTAAATCTATTGCATGAGCCTCTGCTATTGTATATATATAATTTTCTAAATCGTTTTTTCCAAACAGTACATCTAATATATCTACATATTCTCCTTTGTCATTTTTAAATATTTTATCTAGAAACATTGCTTCACCACCTAAACATAAATAATTTCTTCATCTAAAAGTTCCTGAACACTCATTGCTGCCACAAAAGCCATAAAAGGATCATTCTTCCTTAATTTGGGTTCTATTTTTTCATATTTTTTGTTTCCATCTTTTCCTGTTTTTACACAAGTATTATTTATCGCCCACCTCATAATTGAGCTATTTCCTATATTTATTTTACCTTCTGCAAAAGCAACTTCAATACGAGGAGCAACTATTGCTGCAATACTTGCAGGATATCTTATCATTCTTACCAATCCATAAGGATTATCTTTTGTTTCCACTGATACCCCCATTTCTTTAAAAATTTGTTCTAATAATTTGTATCTATATGTATCTAATACAATTTTTTTAACATTATATTTACTCATTTCTGATAAAATCCACATTATCATTTCTCTTGCGTCTATACTTTCTTTGTTTGTTATTTCAAAATCATTAAATCCATCCTGTCCAATATTTTGGAAAGGAAATTTAATATCATTATAGAATTTATTTTTAGAACAAATCCAAGTTCTTTGTCTCCAAATATATTCTCCATCTCTTTTAAATAGAAAGCCTGCACTTGCAAAGTCATTTAATGATGCAAAGTCAATTCCTACTATTGCTGTTCTTCCTTTTATTTCTCCTGTTGGTCTTTCAATTTCTTTTTCCTCATCAATATAAGATGCTTTCAAAATTAGCTCCCACTCAACAACAGTTTCTTCATTATCTTGTTGTGGCAAATTCATCCTTTTCGAATAAAATTCTACTCTGTATGATTTTTGCTTTTGCATTTTCAAATAATCTTTAATAATTTCATTTTCTAAAACAGGCATAAATCTTAAACTAGGATTAGCTTGGACCCAAGCAGTTATATCTATATCTTCTTTCTGTCCAGTTTCTAAAAATTTTTTCATTGGTTCATCAACTGTTTTCTTGTCCCTTATTTTGTATATAATTGGTAATAATCCCAAAAAATTTTGTTCACCATTTAATACATTGTTTGCTAAAGCTATTTTTTCATCAAGTGGGCCTTCCCTTACCTGTCCATTTGTTGTAATTGTAACGGTTCTTGCATGTTTAATTTTTCCTAATCCAGAGCTGTATACATTAATTTGTTTATAATCTTCATACGCATGATATTCGTTAAATATAATCATTCCTGTTTGCTTACCATCTTTTGTCTTAGCATTTGCTGTGTTGTATCTTAATGTAGAATGAGTTATTTTATTAATTACTTCTGTCTTGTTCCAATAGAAGTATTTTCTCATTGTTTCTTTATTGTCTTCTAACATGTTGTAAACAACATTAAATGAATTTAAAGCCTGTTCTTCTGACGTTGCGACAATATCAATGTGATAATTCTTAATTCCATAATAATGAGTCTGCAAAAAGTTTGCTAATGGCATTATCATTCCATCTTTTCCATTCCCTCTAGCCATTAATATTAAGATGTCTGGAAAGATAACTATATCCAAATTGTTCTTGTCATACATAAAAAATAAAGCATAAGCAAATTTTTGATAAGGAAATAATTTATAATACCATTTTTCACAATATAGTATTGCTTTTTTGAAAGTTTCTTCATCAAAAAAAACATCATCTCTCGACAATGTTGGCTTTACAATATTTTTAATTAACAATTTAATTTCATCATCTGTTTCATTTGGATTATCTTCAACAAATTTTATATATTCATTTATTTCTTTACAGTAGATCATCTCCTCCACCTTCTTTCGGTGTTTGTGATGGAGCTTTTAAATCTAAATCTTGTAAAATTTTTAGTTGCTGGCCATTTACTTTCAGAATATCTAAAACATTGTCATTTTTCTTCTTAGTTATGAATCCATTTCCAGTCATAACCTCTATTCGGAGCCCATTCTTATTAATATCTGCTTGCATTTTTCTTTTTAACTTCTCAAAGTTTATATAGTCCTCAACCAAACTTTCAAAATGTTTTCCAAATTTGTTTTGTTCTATTAATTGATTTAATAAATCTTCTCTTATTTGTTTTATTTCATCATTTTCCTTAGTGTTCGCCATATTATACCCCCTTTCACGTGATATAATTTAAAAAATTAAACAGTTTTGACCACACACCCGCTCTCCTTAAGCTCGTTTTAGTCCGAGATTTTGATGGGGGTGTTCCGCTTCTAAATTTCTTTATATTTATATTCTATCTTTGATTGTATTGGTTTCCTATTTTTCATTTATACTTAAACATAATAATCCATCTATTATTTCTATCTTGTAAGTATGTTCTAAGTGTTGTATTTGTTTTCCTTGTGTAAATGTATTGTCAAATAATCCTAAACTTTGTAATATCATATTACATTCTTTTTGAGGTATATTAGATAATAACATTATTGTATTTTGCATAACTGTTATAACTTTAATTACATGACTTATTTGTGCATCAACTTTAAAACTATTTCTTGCCAGGCAATTAAAGAATATTTTCATTGCTACTACTATTTCTTCATCATCTAACAAATAACTTGCAGATATTCCGTTGCCAAAGCTAATTACTCCAGCTCTTTCTTTATTGCCATTTATGTCTGTTGCCTCGGTTTCTTCTTTTAGTTCCGCTTCTATTTCATTAATCTTATATGCCTGCATTAAATGTTCTAACTTCATAGTTACCACCTTTCTTGCGTAATTCTTTTTCTTTTTCTATATTTAAATCTATTTCTATCTTCTATAATCTCATGTGCTTCAAAACTTAAACTTACCATATTATTAATATCTAATGCTAAATCAGGTCTTTGTTTAATTGGTATAATATGATGTACTATTTCTGCTTTTATTATTTTGATTTTATTTGGAAAATGTTTGCCATCATTCCATTTACCTAAAAAAAATTGACATTTCCCTTTATCTCTTTCTAGAACTTTTTCTCTCGCTATATCAAAGTCTGTAGAATTATAAAACTTATCTGTATTTCCTCTTGCTATTTCAAATTCCCAATTATAAGATTTCCTTTTTTTTCTTCTTTTTTTCATTTTTCTTCTTAAAACACTTATTGTAAAATCTGCACGTCTTGCATTGTGTTCTTATACACCTTTCCAAATTCATTACTTCTCCACTAAAAAAGAGCCTTGCGTTCGCCGCAAAACTCTTGCAAAAGTTTATATTTATTTTTCTTGATATTAATATTATAGCACGTTTTTTTAGCAAAAAAGGTCAAAAAAAGGTCACTTTTTTTATAATAAAAAAAAGAGAGTAGGTTTCTTTATTTTACCCACTCTCAGTCTCTATTATAGAAGTAATAGATACGTGCTATTTATATTATAACAAATATTTTTATATTAATCAAGTTCTTCTATCTTTATTTTCAAAGCTTCTTGTAACACTTGTGAAAAGTTTATATTTTTCTTTTCCGCTTCAACGTTTAGCCACTCTGGAATACTTAATGTCTTTTTTACTGCTTTATTGCTATGTTTTTTATAATATTCTTCCATATCTATATCTATTAATGCTATAAATTCATCTTCATTTAATCTTATATTGTTTAATTCTTGTGTAGCTATAGGATAATCTTTACAGTCTTCCAGATATAATCCCATTGCTTCTTGAGCCATACTAAACGCTTCTTCTATACTTTTCCCAAAAGTACTACAACCCTTCAAATCAATAAAATCAATTAAATAACAATTTTCAGTCTTATCAAATTTAAAAATAGCAGGATAAACTTTCTTTTTCATTCTCAACCACCTTCTTCATTTTAGAAAGGAGTGCATGCCCAAAAATAAAATACTATGTATATGGAAGGGCTTATTTCAGCCCTGTCCTTTTCAAGATTGTATTTACTGTTCCGATTGGTATATCTTTTCTATGTACTGGTATTATTTCAACTTGTTGTCCGTTTTTTCATTTTTAAGTGAGAACCGATTTTGAGAAACTTTATACCAACCGTTGTCTTCTAACAATCTTATCAGTTCTCTTGCACGCATCTATTTTCCTCCCTTCTGTATATAATTATACTACGTATTATTACGTATGTCAATAGTTTTATTAAAATTTTTTTTAAAAACTTACAACCATTATGGCTGTAAGTTTGGTGTTACTTTTTTAATTCTTCGTGTACCGTATAAATTAGTTTTCTCTTTCTTCTCTTATATGTCTCTAAGCTTATGTGTAACTTATCTATAACATTCCATTTATTATCATTTCCGCTTCACAAACTCTTCCTCAAAAATCTTATTTGCTAAATTATCAACAAGTTGTAATGATTGTACCACTGCTTTATATTCTTTTGTGCATTTCTGTAATTTTTTATCTTCTTGTAAAAGTATCACACTGTTTAATACCTTGTCTGTTACTTTATATGGTGCTTTTGGCATGCCATCGAGTACTGATGAATTTAGTCCCATTATATCCAATTTAATATTCATTATTGTTATGCAATTGTAATTGTATCTTTTTAAACAACTCTTTGCTTCTCTGTAATCTTCTTTACTTAATTTCATTTGTACCTCCTCATATTAATTTTCTAAGATCTTCTTTTCGTAGTGCTATAAAGAAATTCCCTAAATTAAAACTTATTACCTCGTCTTCGTCTATAACACTGAATTTCTTCTTTATTATGGTATCGTTCTTAATTATTACCATTTCTATTGTATCTTCTGTTCCCATAGATTAACCTCCATTTATTTGATTTCTTTTGCTCTATTTTCAAAATATAGTATTTACATCAGATTTAACTTGTTTTTTTAGTTCTTTATTTTCTTTCTCTAATTTCTCAAATATACTTTCGTAAACTTCTTCATTATGTACTTGTGTCTCTATTACACATTCTTGTCCTTTTATTTTGTATTTCAATTCTTCATTTTCTTTTTGTAGTTTAAAATAATTTTCATTATAAACTAAATGTCCATTTCCACCTTCAATTAATTCAATTGCTCTATTTTTGTCTATT